GGCTCCTACAGCTGCTACGAATCCGAGCATTGCTGCCCAGCCATTAAATCTTTCTGCTTCTGGTGACATTAGTTTTCGTTGTGGTAATAATTGTATGGGTGGTTCGTTTGGGTAGATGTTTTCTTTACCATCTATATCTGTGGTAATCATTTTTTCTTTTTCTTTGGAAAGCCTGCTTTCATATTAGCATAGGCTTTTGGTGTGATAGTAGATTTCTTTTTGCTACGGCTGATGCCCAGCTTTTTTCTACGATTGATGTTTGCGTATAGTCCTCTTTTTGCCATGTTAGCATTTCCATTTACGTAGGGCAAGAGCCTTACGTGTAGGCTTGCCGTTTGGTTTTTTCATTGGTCCTTTGACTCCTTTCATGCGTGCACAAAATGAGCGTTTGCGTGGACCACCTCCGGGCTGAGGAGCCTTGAGGTTAGAGCCGGTAGCTGCGTTGTACTTCCTTCTACCGGCTGCTGTGAGTCCTCCTGAGCGAGACTTGTGCTTGCCCATTTTGAGACTCACATTCTTTTTCTTTACAGCCATTATGCTATCTGTAATTTAGATCGTTTCTTTTTTTTCTCAACTAATGGTACTGGTAATCCATGTATGTCAGGGTTGTACTCTCCAGCTTCTCCAAATTTTCCTTTGTTCTGCATGTAAGCTTTGCCCTGACCGTCTAAGTAAAAACCTTTCTCAGTAACATGAGTCATGATAGATGCGTCAGGTTGACCATCTGCTAGGCTTGCAATCTTTAGGCTTTTACGTTTACGTTTCATTACTTTTTCTTTTTATTTTTCATGATGGCAGCCGCAACTTTTGGTCTTTTTTTTGCGAGTGCGGCTAGTCCCTTTGACATTTTCTTTGGTGGTCTACCCTTTTTACTTCCGTAAGTTCCTTTTCCTTGTGGCATAGTTAAAAATCCAAATTTGATCTGTCTAGTTTTTCGATGATGTCTTGCCTGTAGGCAGGGTCTCTATCATACCTCTTGTCATTCATAGCTGCTACGAGCTCTGCCTGACTACGGAATACATCCGTGTTACTTTTCGGTGCTTTACCTGTGTACATTTTACCTTCGTATCCGTTGGCTGCTTCGTACTGTGACTTTAATCCTGATACTGCAATCTTGATAGCGTCAACACTACCTGTATTAACTATGCTATCAAAAGCTTCTTTAGCATTGTCATCTAAATTAGATGTAGCCCATGATATTAAGTTATCATACTGAGCTTCTCCGCCTGCAAAGTTCTTAACATTGTTAATATCTGCATCAGTTAAGTCAGCTACTTCACCTTGATTTTTAAACGCATCTGTGTTCTGTACTTCTAGGTATGCTTCTACTAGCTCTTTGCTAGACATGTTAGAAAACTTATCTAATGTTTCTTCAGATAGTTTACCGTCGTTTGCATAGTATTCATCGTTAGCAGACGAGATAAGAGAAGCCCCTTCACTAAGGCTAGTCTCTTCTGTCTCATTTTCTGTAGCACTTGTCTGCTCTACATCTTCCTCTGGTTCATTAGAACCTAGTTTCTTTTGTAATTCTACGTATGCTTTTTCTAGTTCTTGTGCATCTTTATACTTACCAGCTAACAGTTGCTCCTGTTGTTCAACGATCTTCTCGCCAACGGCAAGAGAATCTTGCTCATCAGTGGTAAGATTGTCAGTTAAAGTTTCTGTTTGTGGTGTTGTATCTACTGTAAATGTTTCTGCCATTATTCCTCTGGTGGTGTGGTTTCTCCTAGACCCTCAGTGGCGGCTCCTAAGCCTAGAGATTCACCTAACTGTTGTACACCCTCTGGATTCTTACTTGGGTCCATAATAGGTGCACTAGCTAGCTGACCAGCTTGACCTAATAGCTGCTGTTGAGTAGCCATTTGTTGTGCCTGTTGCATTTCGGCATCCATAGTTTCTGGAGACTTAACTAAGTTTAGTACGTCTATACCTTGTGCTGCTGCTAATCGTTTGATAGCTTCTGTAGGATCTATGTATTTTGCTAGAGCTTCTGGTCCTAGTGTCTGTGCAATAGTGCCTATGAAGGTTGTCAATGCTTCTACATCCTGTGATCTACCAAGACTATTTATACCAGCTACAATCTTTGGTCTAACTACGTCTTTAGGTAACTTGGGTATCTGATTACCACGTTGTAATATAAGCAAAGTTCTATTGAGGTAGGGTATAAGAAACTCTACCGTTAACAATGAGTACAATCCGCCGAGCTGTTGCTCTAGCTCTAGCTGTGTAAGGCGTACCTCTTCAGCTGTAACTCTCTCTGCTTGTCTTACGTTCATAACCAAGAACGCTTCAAGTATCCTTTTTTCTATTTGTGTTGCTAGGTTTGCAGCTGTACCAAAGTCAGCTGTCTTTCCTACTTGCACTACTCCTACGTCTTCTGGTCTACCTTGTATGATAGCACCATTACCAGCTTTAGATAAAGTTTGTGGTTTGGTTGTAGAGGATGGTGATACAAGAAATATAACTTTACTTGCTACACTAGCTCCCTCTACTAGAGCCTGAGATAATCCATCAAGGCTCCTTAGATCCCCAATAAATTCTTCGACTCTACCTCTTCCATAATCTTCTCCGTCCACTGTATTGAAGCGAAGAACTAACCAAGGTGAAGCATTTTTAGGTGCTGTGCTACGACTACCGGGAAGTATCATATCGTCTACTTCCTGATGCCAGATCCAGCGTCCGCTAGCTTCATCTATCTTAACGCAAGTGTATACTTCAGCGTCATCTTCGTATGAGTCTGGTGCGTTTGGTCCCGCTTCGGGCGGCTTAGGCAACTCTATACCTAATACCTTGCGACTAATCATTTCTTTAGTCACAATCTCTATAACATTACCATTACCGTCTCTGTTAACCACGTACCGATTGAGAGGATAGTGCTTTAGACCATCCTTACCCATAAAGATAAGTGCGTTGCCTGAGACAACAAGGTGTTTGAGTGCTTGATGAACTACAACTCTGTCATTAGACGCAGCTATGTAGTCCATAATATTACGTTCTATTTTAGAGAACGATAAGTCAAGTTCACTACGTATCTCTGGTTCTAGCTCTTCTCCTATCTTGTCATCTCTGACTTGTAATTTAAAGAAGGCTGATTGAGGTGGTAGCAAAGCTAACATTAACTTCGCTGCTAATGTGACTACAGCTTTAGCACCAACTGATTGGTAGGGTTGAAGTAAAGTCTTCGTACCCTTGTACTGTACATCACGTGTGACGAGGTACGGTAAAGTAAGTTCAGAGGCTTCTACAGCAACATCTAAAAACTGTGATCTACCACTTGATAGCTTGCTGTATAGTTCTCTGGCTTTATACATTTAGTCCTCCAGTTCCACCGCCTTGTGTTCCGCCGGTGTTTACATTTATTTTAAGAGCATCAGTACCTGTTTTTTTACCAGCACCGGGGCTGCTCTTCTTAGCTCCAGACCCATAAGATACTTCTGCTGTCTCATCAGGATCAAGCAGTTCTTTCTTCTCTGGTTTTACAGCTTCTTGTTTTTGCTGCTGAACCCTAGGTTGATATGGAGTTGGTTGTGGTAATGGGGTAGATCTGCTACCTCCCCCTCCGAATACACACATTAGATTTCCTCTACTATAGATTTTATATATTGTACAACATCCTGTTGACCAGAACGGTACATGATGGAGGCTAAGTCCTCCTTGGGGTGGACGGGATGCCAAGCGAACTTGGCTTCCAGATCCTCAACCAATTTCTTTAACTTTTCAGATTGAAAACTAAGCGTATTGAGGGAGGTTTGTATTTGCATGTTCAAAAAATGCGGGCATACGAGCAGCTCTAGTGTCAGAAAACTGTGGGGCTTTACCCTGATACATTAACTGATCGCTCGCATCCGCCCAAAATTTTTTCGACAAATATTTATCAGTATTGTTTTCTGCTAGGGGTTGTAGTACCCATTGTATAGTTGCCTTCCGAAGCTTATCCAAAGAAGAGCTAGGAACAAGACCCAACTCAGTACATACGAGACTATTTGTCGCAACGTGTATCTGTTCATCTCTGGATATATCAGCTGATACTGTTCTGAGAGCAGCATCACCAAGAAAGCGAAACATAGGTAATAGAACAAAGAATATAGCTCGCTCTGCAACGAGTGCCTTTGTGATAGTGTGGTCAGGGTGTGTAATCCAAGCATCTCTTAACCTCAAGGCTTCGAGTTCAGCTTGGGGATCAGCCCCGTGGGCATCAACAATGAAACCCAAAGCGAGATCATGTTTGATCTCATCTTTAACGTTCGACTCAAGAAGTGTCCTCGCTGCTGACGGCACAGTCCTCTCCAATCCCTGAGAAATAAATTCTCCAACTGGTAGCTCCATATGACGTATTGCGAGAGCACGTTTGATGGTTTCTTCAGCACCTTCTTTGATCTCCCCTTTCGTAGGTTGGACTGGTGTCCATGTTCTTTTTCTTTCTAGTAGTTGTGTGTAAGGATGTTTTCTCATTGTTCGCAGTCACATTTAATTTTATTATCATTCTCTACAATGCTTGCTAAGAAATCTTGTACGTCCTGATCGCCTAGTGCTGCGTAAGCATCAGACTTATCTTGAACGTCTCCCATTACTTGTAAGCTGTAGTACAAAGAGGTCTGTGGACTTCCAAGCCACTCCTCTACAAATGCTTCATCATATGTTACAACATCACTCCAAGAGTTGAAGCTGTATCCATGAAGCAAACCTGTCCTATCGAGCATCGTCATGATTTCGTCTGCTACACGCTTGTATGCGTCCCATCCTACTTCACTTGCTATCTCAACGTCTCCATAGTTGACTCTATCTACTCCGAACTCGCCAGAGTCTCTGTCAACCATCTTAGCTATTGGTGGTGCTATCTCGGGTGTGCATGTAAAGCCGTCTAGGTCTCTACTGCGATAGCTGCAACTGGCAGTGGGTGCAATAGCGAACGCCCTTACCATATTGTTATTGTGTGCTACTTGTGCCGCTTCAAAAATCGCTCTGTCCAAGGCAACAGCCGCCATACCGGCTTCGTTGGTTGCACTATATCCTCTGTTGACAAGACGGAGGGCTTCTCCGAAGTCTTTGTAGCTGATGTTGTAACGTCTGAGGAAGTTGGCAAGACCGAGCACTCCAAGCCCAACTTGTCTGTCGACTTCTGGGGTAAGGTACTCTCCAGATTCTCCAACACCTGTCCGGCCATGGAGATCACACAACTCGGACATGCCTGATACGAAAGCCTCTTGTAGGTTGTCGAGTGTACAGGAACCGAGATTGACATGCTGTAACAAGCAAGTTCCACGTGAGGGCAAGTATACTTCAAGACAGACGTTCCCATAGATACGCTGCCCGGTATTGTCGTGTCTGATTTTGTTGAGCCAGACATCTCCTGATTTGATTCCATAGATTAAAGCATCCTTTGTAGTTTGATCTGCAAACTTCCACATATCTTCATCTATGTCGATACATCTTTTGACCCAAGGTAACTCAGATCTGCTTGCAGTTATAAAGTCCACCGCATCTGGGTGGGATAGATCGAGGTGCAATACAATAGCACCATTTTTATAAGCTCCACCTCTTCTCAAGGTTTCATTTAGAGCTGAATATATTTTTCCAAAGCTGACTGGGCCAGTAGCCACAAGTCCTTTGTCATTAGTGTGTCCGGCTGGTCTTAACTTAGACAGGTGGATTGCACAGCCTGCACCAAATCTTAGTGCATGACTTGCGAATCTCCAGCTAGCTTCGATGCCGTTATCACCTTCCATGCTATCTTCAACAACGAAGGTGGTGCATGATACGGGTAGTCTTGATGTAGGATCATCTATCCAAGACTGTACTCGTCCAGTGCGGGAGATAAGTTCAGACATTTTAATAAACGATTGCGTTTTCTAATAAATTTTTTAGTGCATTACTCAATGCAAAGTTTTGTCGCTGTAAAGCGAGGAAGATAGTGATTACATCTTCCTTTTTGTCATAATTCTTACGTAAATTATCTTCTATTACTCTCATCTTGAAGTCCTGTTCCACTGTTAGCGGTAACGGGAGGCGTCCAAAGTTTTGGCTCTTGTCTTTCGGTATCATAGTCATCTATGGTAAGTATTCTGGCTAACCTAGCGTTCAGTAAAGCATCAGTTTCTGTTAATCCTTTATCTGTAAACGCTTTGACAACTGTATCCCAGCTGTAGCCTTCTTTATTGAAAAGAGTCTCGGCTCTCTTCACTCCGATACCCGGCACGCCACTGTAGCCATCTGTCTGATCGCCAGCGAGCGTTTGTATGTAGTGCCATTGAGCACCTTCTTCAGCGGTGATGTCTTGAGTGGTTTCGAGGTTGTATAGTTTCCCGGGAATCTGTCTCATATCTTTATCAGGTGAGACGATAATGTTACCGGGATGTTGTGTAGCGTAGATGCCCATAGCATCATCCGCTTCTAACGTGTTCATTATTATTACGTTGTATTGTATCTTCAAACTACGTATGACACGTTTGTAGCCACAGGGCTTTTTTCTATTTCTATGACCCTTGTAATCTGGGGAAATTTTTTTCCTAAAATTATTAGGGCTACTAAAAAACAGTATAGGCTTGGCAAAATCGCCAAATTGTCTTGTTATACTGTCTATTTCGTTTGTTACGGCTTTGTAAGCGTCAGAAAAGTTAGATGTAACAAATATAACGTCTTCTCCGTAATCTATCTCTGTTTCACAGGCTGCACAGCATTTGTATACTATGAAGTCTGCATCTATTAGTAAATTCATGGTGGTTTAGTGTACGTCAGCCCAAGTCATCCCTATCTTAGCTTCAGCTGCGATAGGACATCTTAGGTTGTAATATTCGCCTGCTAATTTGGCTGCAAGCTCAAGCCATCTAGCTAACTCTTCACAATCACGTCTGTAACATTCATAGTTTAGTTCGTCATGTATGAAGGATAGCTGGTGTCCATCAGGTGGTAGGCA